TGGTCATCTATTACTTGACTTCTTGAAGCAGCATTATTAATAATTGTATCTAAAGCACCAGTAAATTCAGTCATAGATTTTGCAGATAAACTTTTGCCTTTAGGCTTCCACAAATTTGAATCAGAAGGGCTTGTAGTTTTAGCAAGGTTACCACGAATAACTTGCCTAACAGTACCAGGATCTTGAACACCGCTTTCTACAAGTTGAGGAATAACTGAATTCATAACATCAGCTTTGTTATCAATAGTTAATCCCCCAGGAATACTTGATAATATTCTATTAGCATTATTAGCTAGTCCTTTAGCATTAAAAGGTTTTCCATCTTTATCTTTAGCACCTTGAGGCACTAATGCTTCAACTTTATTAGCAACAGTATCTTCTTCATATCGATGGGCTTCAATAGTTTTAACAGCATTAGGTGGAATTGGTCTACCATCCATAGTTTGATAATTACCTTTATGATATTGAACTGGCATGAGTTGACCATTTACAAACATCATCTTTGGTTCTTTAGCATATTTAGTTTTACCACTACCACCTTCACCATCGTCATCACCACTACCACTACCACCTTTACGACCATATCCAGGAGGATAATGTTGAACGTTGGATGCCAAATATGTAGTAGCATTACGCATATTATTTAGCCAATCTTCAGGAGTTTTAGAATTAGCTATTAAATCTAAAGCTTTTGATCTTACTGCAGGATTAACATCCATAGCTAAATAAGTTTGTAATTTATCTTGAAGATGTTGTTGCTCCGCTCTAGCATCTTTAGATTGTTGATGAGTCCATTTATTATCTTCTTTTAAATCTTGGAATATACGGTATTGACGATCTCTTTCTTCTTTAGCCTCTTGTATTCTATTGCTTAACTCTAATTTCTTTTCATCTAACTTTTCTTTAGCAGCAGCTCTTTTATCCGCTTTAGCCTGACCAGCTAATGTAATAGCAGTACGCATATCTTCACGTTCTGTTTGAGCAGCTAATTGTTTATCTTGACGTTTGTTAGCTTCCTCTTGAGCTTGTCTACGTAAAGATGTTTCAAATGCTTGTCTACCACCATAAGATAGCGCACGAGCAGTGTCATAACCCATAGCACGACCTGCTACAGTAGCTACAGCTAATCGAGCAACTTCTTGATCATTTAAACCTAAAACACTCTTAATACCTTTGTATGTAAATAAATCTTTAAGCGAATCAATAGCAGACTCATCGTCTTTATTAGCTATAGCTTTATCAACAGCTTTTTGAGAACCTTTTAATTGTTTAATCCAATATTCAGGTCTGGTATCATCATCTTCTGGTTTTAATGGAGGAACAATTTTACCTTCATTAGCATCTATTATTGCTTGCATCTCAGCATTAAATGCTTGTTTAGCATTTGGATCAGGGATGAATGCAACTGGCTCTACAGGCATGTTGATGGTACTATTGTTACCACCAACAGACTTAGCTACAACAGGAGGAGGTACAGGAAAACGATCTTTACCTTCAACAACTACCTTAGGTTTAGCAGCAAGCATTGGTAAAGGTTCAATTACTTCCATACCTACATTTTTAAAAGGTCTTTCTGGGATGTCAAATTCTGAACTAACACTACCATTGATTTTTGCTTGTACATCTTTAAGCTTCATGTCTGCAGTTACATCTGGATAAGCAGAACGAGGAACAGCATCTTCTATTTTATCTTTTGTTGTAGAAATATTAACTAGATTTTCAGGGATTACCTTTTGTTGATAATCTATTACTGGGCCAGCAATTACTGTTGGTTCAAGTATAGGGCTAGACTCAGGTACATCTTCAACACCATTTTCATAATGATAACTAGCTGAACTACCTCTATTAAAGTCATATACTCTTTCAGTACCATCTTCAAAAGAAGAACCTGGTACATCAGAATGCTCATATGCTAATGATGGTACAGGTACTTGAATGGTACCTTCATTATAGTTCATTAATTGAGGTACTGCAGAAGTGCCGTCAGCATATAACGTATCAGTATATCCTACAGGTATTTTAACACCTAGTCTATCAGAAAAAGGTGATTGACCAGCATTAACTCGCATGTCTCTATAAGCAGCAGCTTTATTAGCTATTGCATCATTCATTTGACCTTGAGTAATTAATTGAACTTCTTTGTTACTTAATGTAGGAACTAAACTAGGGTATTGACCCTTATTATCATCAAGAGTATACTCAGTCATTGCACTAGGTCTAATAGATATTTCTTGATTATAAACAGGTATTTCACCCATATAACCTTTTCCTTTAGGCATAGGCATCTCATATGATATTGAACCTTGAGTAGGATTATCATTCTGATAACGGAAGCCGTCAGGAGCTAACCCTTTACCTTTAACTTTTTTAGTACCATCTTTGTATCCAGCAGCCTGTTGTACTCTACTAGGGATAACATCTGAGTTAACAATGTTAATAGAGCCATCACGAAATTCTAAAAAACCTTTTTTAGTTTTGTTAGCTTTTCTACCTTCTTGAACCATACGTTTAATAATGGGTTTATTCTTAGGGTCTTGTGCGGCAGGTTCAGGGATAACAGCTTCGCCAGGAGTTAGCATAGCAGGTACTGTATCTGTATTTTGTTTAGCAGCTTTCCTAGCTTTAGCAGCATCTTCTGCTTGATATGGCAACATGTGCTGACCACGTTTAAATAGTTCTGTCCCTGCTAATGGGTTAGGTGATTTAACTTTTAATGGAGCACCTAAGGTACCCATCTTATATTTGTGAACGTCTTCTTTATGACCTAATGTTTGTCCAGCCTTACCAGCAGCTTCTACAAGTTTAATTTCATGTAGTTGTTGTTTACGGGCTTCTTCCCGTTCCATCTTAGCTGTTTCTCTGGCTTCTTGAGAAGCAAACTTTAAGTACTCTCTGTGTTGTTTAGCAGATAGTGGTCCCATTTTAAATCCATTTCATTGACTTGGCTAACATTAATGCGCCTATACCCCAACCAACTGGTCCCATACTAGCAAGCATACCTGCTTCACCAGCAGCAGCACTACCACCAGCTAATGCAGTAGCTTCAGACATTGCGGCAGTTTGAGCCGCTGTAGTTGCAGCAGATCCAGCAGCGCCTGTACCTATACCTGCCATAGTGCTTGTTGGTGCAGCAACTGTTGGATAACTAGCCATAACACTCTGTTCTACTACAGGAGCGCCACCAGTACCAATAGGACCAGCTGTCATATCTTTATAGGCACCATAAGCATAATTACCACCTTTTTCAACACCTTTGTTAATAGCCATACTTCTTAATTGTTCTGCATCTCTATTAGGTTTTTCTTGTATAACCTGTCCTGGCTGCATTTGTTCGTTATTAGCTTGTAAAGGAACAATAGTATTAGATAGAGGAGCAGCAACTAAAGGTTGTTGCGCTGATTGTGATGATTGATTTGCCCAATCCCAAGGATCATTGTTAATCATTATTTACCTCCACCAGTTTGAACTACTTGAGTAGATTGTCTTGCAGGATTACCATAAATACTTGAAGCAAATCGTTGATAGCCTTGCCATGCAGCATCTAATTCTTGTTGATCAATAGCTCGTTTTTGTCCACCACTAGACTCTAACATTTTAATTAAGTTAGATTGATCAGAGGATAATGCAGCAGCATTTGTATTTAATCCTTGTTCAGCAGCAGCTTTATTTTGAATTATTTGTTGAGCAAACTTTGCTTTAGTAGCGTCTTCAGCAGAAGCATTAGCTAAGTTTTGTCTGTAAGAACCTAATGTTCCTGATGCACCATAGTCTTGACCAATTTTAGCAGCACCCATACCAACATCTAATTCAAGTGCGTTTTTAAGTTGATCAGCTCCACCTGTATTAGCCATGTCTTCTAAACGAGCACGCTGACCTGTTAATGTTCCTCTATTAGCTGCAACAGCTTTTTCTAAATCAGATAAGCCTGAATCCCAAGCTTTAGCTTGTAAATCACTTTTACCTGCTACTTTACTTAATTCACCTCTTTCAAAAAGAGTTTGTCCAGTACTTTGAACATTGCGTATCGCTGGTCTAAATTCTTCAGGAATGTTTTCTGTAGTAACTTCTTTTGTACCACCCCCTCCACCACTACCGCCATAACGCTTTGTAACTTTACCTATTTTCCATTTGCTCATTATATGTTCCTTCTAAATCTTTTCTCATAACTACGTATGCTTGTTTAAAACCAGGAACATACTTGGGTAATTCTTTTGCCCATCCTGGTCTTCCCCATTGTTCAATAGCTTTACATCCCATTTGTTTTGCAAACTTTTCTACAGTGGGAAATACTTTAGATTGCTCTTCAAAATCTTTACCTGCAAAGGCTATAATATGAAGTGTTTTATATTGCGCATATTGTATTACTTGTGTTAATGCGGCACCAACAATATTGTTATTGTTGTTACCTATCACCCAACAATGTGTAGTGTTATTAAGTATATTACGCATATGATCAGTTAAAGTAGATTCACTTTGACCTTTATCTATTGCTTTTTCTAACAAGCTGGAAATAGCAGCCCAGTGTTTTAAAACTAATTCTGGAGGTAGTATTACTATTTCCATACTTATTCCTTTTAATATTATTTGTTAATAAAATTCTTCAATGATTACAACGCCAGCAGCTCCTGCTCCTCCAGATTGTCCAGGGTTACCAGATTGACCACCACCTCCACCACCGCCATAGGCTTGTCCAGCGCCACCTGCACTATTTAAATTAGCAAGTCCACCACCACCTAAGCTAGAGGATCCACCTATTCCACCTGGGCCATAAGTACTACCACTATACACATGACCAACTGAACCACCTTGTCCACCAATATTTATATTACCGTTTGATCCTACGCCACCTGCACCACCAATACCATATGATGCGCTTGACCCGCCTGTTGCAGAAATTACTGTGATAGGTGAACTTCCAAAAGATGAGGTTCCACCAGCTCCTCCAACTACATATGGATGTGTTGAGGACAAAGAGCTTGCTGAATAATAACGGATAGCTGTGCCTCCACCACCTCCTCCAGCGCCGCCAGGAGTAGTACCTCCACTAGTGTTTGTTCCACCATTACCACCTCCACCAACAACAGTTACTTTTATTGATTTAAGACCTGTAGGCTTTGACCAAGTACCTGATGATGTGTAAACGTTTATAAGGTTAACTCCTGTAGATCCAGAAGATGTTTGTGAAGAAGAATCAGGAAATGTTATTCCTGAAGAATTGATTGTTGTTGTTGCCATATTTTTCCTTAACTTCCTGAGACTGCACCACCAGCACTAATTGAATTATTTGTAGTAATTGCTCCAGTAGAGGCAATAGTTACTAAGGTTGTTGATCCATACTTAATAAGTAAATTACCACCTGATTCAGTTATTGAAAAGTTTGTTGATACTAAGCTAGGTGCTGATCCTGTAATACTAATAGGCCATGTTCCTGTTGCTGTTGTACCAGAGTTTGAAGGTACATTTAAACTTGTTCTAGCATCTGCGGCTGTTGCTGCATTAGTGCCACCTTTAGAAAGAGGAACTACAGCATTTAATACAGTAGGAGGTACTTGACCCGAAGTATCTACCGAATTAGCAAAATTTGCTAAATTAACTGCTTGTGTCATTTGTTTGACCTTTCACTTGTAAACGTAGTTCATCTATTTGATCTTGCATAACTTTGAACATATCTGCTATTGTTGGTTTTTGATCTATTACAACAGGCATATCCATACCTAATACACCCGCAGCGCTTACAGAAGATGCTGATGCTTCGCCATATTTATTAAATGAACAATATTGGTAAGGTTGTCCTGCAATATTTAATGTACCTATTTCAGTTAAATTGTATGATGTTGATGTTGATCCAGGAATTGAATAATCTGATGTTGGCCTTAACAATACCCCATTAAGAAACATTAAATGCGAATTTCTATAATAAGGAGTTGGAAACACTACATTGTTAGAAGATATAATTGTTTCAGTAATGTTTTCACCAAATATAAGGACACTAGAGGCATTAAAAGAAAAAGTAACTACATCACAATTACCACCTTTAGATGCTGTTCTTAATATATATCCTTGAGCTGTTCCAAAATAATCATAATCACTATCAACAATTAAAGTACCATTTATAAATAATAACTCAGAACCATTAGCAGAAGTTGATGATATATAAGTTTGTCCATCTGTTAATGTAGAACTAGTTGTTATAAAAGGAACTTTATCAGCAGACGTAGCACCATCAATTAAACGAATATAATATATTGCTATTTTATCATTTACTGCACAGGCATTTGTAAATGTTACTGTGGTTGTAGTTCTTGTATAATCAGTCCCTGGCTTAAGAAATGCACCATTCCTAAATACTAATATCTGATTTGTTTGTGCGTTAGAAAAAGTAAATACTGTTTGTCCTGATGTTGCAGTAGTAAGCATTGAACTAAATAATACTTGATCAGAAGCACCTGTTCTATATACTCTACCAAATTGATCTACACCAATAGTAGCTGTTGTAGTAATATCAATATCAAAACCACTAGTAGTTGATCCTTGCCCATATGGTGTTAAATTAACATTAGTAATACCAGTAGTGTTAGTATAATAGGAAATATTACCATCAGTAGGGCTTGTAATACCTGTAACAACAGATCCTGTTCTTTGATACATATCAATGTAATCAATTAAATCAGATTGCTCACATATATTTTGCCAACCAGAATTGTCTGGAGCATTTTGAGTTAAACTAAATTGAACTACATTAGATGAATTAGTTCTTACCCATAAATTAACTGTAGTTAAAAATGTTCCACCTGCTGCAAACCATGTATAATCAGCAGGATTATTATCTACTGTTAATACATCAGATGCTTGTAAACCATAATAAGTTTTACCTGAAGGATTATTACTAATACTTGTTCCTGTAATACTAGTAGCATATTGCACTAATAAATATCTGTATGGTGATTCAATAATAAGTGGTGCTTCAGATATAATACCAATAGTATCTACTGTGCCTAAGGTTGATACATCTAAATTGAGTACATCCCCTTTGTATTCAAGATATCCTAACGGTCTTGTTTGTGCAGGTAATACATCAATATTACGCCCACCATAAGCTCTATAATATAGCTCATAAGTGGTTCCAAAGGTAAAAGGTGACCAATCAAACAAAGTTGGATCTACTGAAGTAGAACCATCAGTGCTTGTATATATACCATAATAAGTTTTATTTGTAGGTGTTGTAGATAAACCTGTGCCTACAGAATCATCTGCATATCTAATAATTAAATATTGATTAAATACTGCAGATGGATTATCTAAATCAATAGATCTTTGAGGTACAATTCTCCATTGTCTGCTATCGTCAGGTGCCTCTGTAGATACTGCAAATGTTGCAAATCGTCCACCAGTAGTAGCTACCCATAATACTTTACTAATACCAAATCCACCATCAGCTACTTCATACCATGTGTATGCTGCTGGATTTAAACTTTCAATAACCGTATCATCATTCCTAACACCAAACCATGTTCTTGAATAAGGGTTATCAGATATATTTGTACCAATAGCATCATCAGCATATTTGACATCAAGATATCTATAAAGATAGCCAACAAGATTTCCTGAATTATCAGCTATTGAACCAGTACTAGTATTAGTAGATACTACTGAATTTGAAATACTAGAATTATTTTGATAATCTAAAAATACTTGAGTTAAAAAAGAATTTAAATCTGTGTTATCCGTGATAGGTGGATTAAGCATTTTATCTCCTATCTATTTGTTTAGAATCAAGTGACATAGTAGCTAAACGCCAATAGCCAGTGGTTGTTATTCTGTAATTCATTACACGACCATATACTCTTGGATCAACTTTGTAACCCTGAGATTTTTCATTGTTAGGTAAAAATGTAAATGTATCTTTTAAATCAGGATCATCTATTGATAAATCAATATTATCTACATAATTGTTTTGCCCTATTACTCTTATAGTAATACTTGCATTACTAGGTACTTGATCAAATATAGGATACACAGAACTAATCATTGTACTTCCAGTAACATCCCCTGTGTTTAATTTTTTCTTTTCAATATAAGATGTATATGCGACTAATGCTGAACCATTCCACATTAAATAATTGCTATCTGTTACTAATGTTTGTGTTGTATTAGTACACATGTATATTACTTCAGTTCCATATTGAAATGTAGTAGATACATTAGCAGGACCAGTAAATGCGTAAGTTAAAGATGGTAATGTTCTTTTAGACCATGTGTTATTTTTGTAATTAAACACTAAAGCTTCATTACATACTGTAGAAGAGCCTTTAGGGTAGTTAATCCATATTTCTTTATAAAAAGAATTTTTAACTAGATGTACTTTATTAATATAATTTTTATTTAAATTATTAAAGAAATATTTTTTAATTCTAAAGTCAGCAATAGACTCAATAGCGCCTGAACCATTATGTGTGTATATATCATTACGATCAACAACAAAATGTTTACCATCAACTTCAATAACACAATCAGTACTTAAAATACCATATGACTTACTATAAGGAGATACTCTAGTATTAGCACCAATAGTAAGTATGTTAATACAATCAGAAGAATATATGTACATATTTCCTCTTAGCTCACACATATCTAAGATAGGAGATGTAGAGCTTATTTCAAATTCATCTGCTGTGTCTGTTGTAAAACCTGGTTGCCATACAGAAGGTACTGAGCCTGTAGCAGCTTGAACTGATACTCTAACAGTGCTAGGTGCATAAGTTAAAATACCACTTTGATTTAATGTTAAGTTAGCTGCAACTAATGAGTAACCTAATGATCTAATAACTTTAGCTGTTACTGTTAAACCTGATACATAATTCCATCCTGGTAATGGTTGAAAGGTATTATCTGCAGAAAGACTGCCATATAAACAATATAATGGAGTAGTAGCACCATTGTTAAGAATAACGGCATAACCACCATTAAATAAAGTACCTTGCCAATCACTATTTGTATATGATCCAGACCCACTAGAAAACATAGATGAAGTATTTCCAGCAGAATCTACTCTAACTATATTTCCATTTTTAGCAAATATATTGTACCCTGTGTCTGGTCTTCTCCAATGAATTCCATAGTCAGGTGCAATAGCAACAGTTCTGGAAGTGGTTTCCCCAGTAGTTGCTTGTACAGACTCGTCATCAAATCTTATATTTAGTACGTCTGTAAAAGTGTTCATTGGTAGGATCATAGGAGGCATATCTGCGTTCCACCCACCCCTACCAAATTGTTCTATAGGTGTAGCCATTAGGTTCTTCCTTTGTTTTGTTTCCTATTAGGGGTCTTCTACGGTTGTAAGCCTTTAAGGTAAACTGTTTTACCATTTTGTTTTACAGCAGTTAAACACTCACATTTAAGATTATTAGGGTCATATGATACGTGTACCCATCCTGAGTCAGGTATCCCTTGTGTATAAAATTCAAGAATTAATTGTGTAAATTTAAAGTTGTCTTTAATATATTGAGCTAGGTCACCATTAGCTACACCTACAACCTCGATATCCGCAGCCATACCTTTACAATGGTCTGATGTCTTTGACCCGCCTACAGCAGCATTAGATTCAGGTGAACGATAAGCACTATTAACAGTTACTTTACCATAGTGGTCTCTCACAGGCTGTAATACCTTTTCACATAATACTTTTAAATTATTTAATGCAGTATCATCAGGAGTATTATCTAAGCCCAGTCTTGTGGCTGTTTCTGATTTAGTTAATTCTTTTAAAGAAAAGTTAGTGCTTAACTGGGTCATTTAATTTATCCTTAATTTCATTATATTGACTGATACAAACATTTAATTTACGAATAGCAGTGTCACCCTCTGCAACTATTGAGATAAGATCTTGAGCAACCTGTCTGTCAAGTTCGGCTCGTGTTTCTCCTGAGTTACTTCTACTGGGAGTGGAGGTATCTGAGGTGGTTGATACACTACAGTCGGGGGCTTTGGTGGAGATAGGAAGGAACAACTTGCGCTCACCATTAGCAACGGCAACACGAAGGTTAGCAATTTTCTTTTCAGCATCTTTTTCTTTCTTTCTTAATACAGTAGCATATGTTGTTGCCACTTCACCCATCTGTTTTTCTTTTTCTCTGGCAACATCATTTGCGGCAGATACTTGTAGTGCTGTCTCTACTCCTGCATCATAGCTACCTTTCCAATACCCTAAACCAAGGGCTATTAGTATAGCTATAATACATGCTAATATTGTTTTCATTCTCCGTGCATCTTTCCTCTGGTATACGCTTGAGCAGCCATAAACGCAACAACAATAGTAGTCATACCAGCACAATAAGTAGTTAATAATCCTGTTAATGCAGATACTTTATCTAACATAAATAAACTAGAACCAAATAGAATAGTAAGTACAACAGGGAGTCCTAAAGCAAACCATGCCATAATACGCTGTTGATCAGCCATTTTATCCATGTTCTCAATCATCATCATTCGTTCTGAACGAGACAATTCTTCATCACTTACAATACCATCTTTGTCACTGTCAAACTGATTGTATACTGAATCTTTTTCTAGTTGCTTCATTAATTATCCTTTGATTTTGATTGTTTACGTTCTATTTGTTTTTGTATTTGTTCTGTCTTTTGAAGAAGTGCTTGAGCCTTAAGCTCTGTTTCATATGCCCTAGAAAACAATAAAGCACCTATAGGCAATAATATAGTAACTAATACACAAGCAGCAACCCATCCTAAATACCACATTGGAGACTCCTCTAAAGGGTTAGGTACAGGAACCACAGGTGGAGGTATCCAGCTAGGAATATCACTGCCAACACCCATGCTACTGTTATTTTTGTTTGTTTTTCTAACTGCCTTTGTTGCCATAGCTCCTGCCTCTTCTTAGCTTCTTCTTTTAGCCTTGCTTGGGTTTGCTCCTCTTCAATTTTGTCTCTCATACCAAACACTTCAGAGTACAACGCCCCCATTTCTGGTGGGCTTTGATACACCATGCACTCTCTAATTTGAATAACTAAACTGTCCATTTCTTGTTGTGCCATTACTCGGTTAAGTGCTGACTCCATTAAGTTCTGATCAGGATCATAGACATTCTTTGACTTCTCTTCCTCTTCCCTGATGTGTGCTGCTAATTGTTCTTGGAGCTTAAAGAATTCTGTAAGGTTTTTAACGATGTCAACTTTGACTTGAGTTTCGTCAACAGCAACATAGTCAGATTTTTTAGATTTAACAGCAGGTTTTGCAACTTGAGTTTTAGGTTTGTTATCAAAGAACCCAACAAGCGTTGCCCATATTCCTTTGACCTCTTTGCCAATGGCAACAACTTCATCAGCAGTTCTTTTAATCTCAACAAAAGACTCTTTAGCTTGCTTGTAAAGATCACACCCAGCTTGGATATTTTTAACCAAACCAGCCGCAAGGAGGCAAATACTGATAGGATCAATTTCACACCCCTATTAAATGTTTAATAAATTCTGCTGCAGTACCTGGACCTAATAATACACATAGCATTACGCCATAAAGTAAATATTCAATTTTAGTCATACGAGCAGCACCATCAGAAAGGCTTTTAGATATATTAGCATATCTTTCTGCGCACACTTGTTCGTGTGTCATTAACTTAGCTTCTGTTATTGTTACAGTAGTATCTGACATTATTCTAATCCTTTAATTTAAGTATTTGGCGTAATAGTAAACGGATTAGGTAATTCACTTGAAATCCATGTAGTATGCCCATATTCATTTGTTAACTCTCTACAAATAGTAAGAGAGTGTGTTGCAATAATTGCTTTTGCAATTTCTGTTAAAGCAATTTTTGCTTCTTCTTCTGTATCACAATATTGATGAGTACCAGTTAATGTATTAAAAACTTGATATTTACCCATTGAAAAAACCTTTCCTATATAACGCACAAACTTTTCAGTTTTTCTTTGTTCAATATACCATGCCAAATCTCTGCTTAAATTATTATCTATTAAAAATTCAATACATTCTATTTCAGTACGGCCCCACATATTAGCAACAGTAAAATAATGATCATCAGCAGATGAGTCGTCTTTTGTAGGATCATAATTCTTTTGATTTGGTCTATCAAAACTTATTCCACAAGAACCTAAATGTAAGAGTAATTCTTTAGTAATAATAATTTGATTATTTTCATTAACTCGTTCTGTCATGACACACTCCCATAAACTCTGGTAGTGTTTCCACTTACCCAAGTAACTGTAAATCCATTTAAAGACACTGCTTTACCTCCTACCCAACCTGAGCCACCTGAGGCACCCCATCCACCGCCACCTCCAGATCCGCTACCAACACTACCGCCTACTCTAGTGCCTGTAGCTCCAGCAGCATTTCCAGCACCACCATTACCACCACCACCAGAACCACCTGCACCGCCTGAGCCTGGAAATATCCTTCCACCTCCTGCGCCACCACCATAGTTAGTAGTTGTAGTTTTACCGCTTGTGCTTACAAATGATCCACCACCACCGCCACCTGCGCCTCCTCCTTGCGCTTGTGACACTGTGTTTCCTGTTCCACCAACTGCGCCTGCACTCCCAATTGCTCCCCCTGCACCGCCACTAATCCCAGCACTGGTAGGAGCAGCACCTGCGCCGCCACCTGCGCCACCCCCGCCACCTGCAAAACCGCCGACATTTTGCATGTTTAAGCCACCACCGCCGCCCCCGCCAATATAGGCAGAAGCATTGGTATTATTAATTGTAGTGTGATAGCCCAAACTAAGAGCAGGACCCCCTGGTCCATTGACCGAGCCTCCTCCACCAAGACCACCTTGACCCATTATGTAGCCATTATTTACAAGAAGAATTGTGTCACCAGTTGTCCCTCCTGATAACGTTAATCCATGCGTTCCTGTAGATGATGACCAAAGGTATATACCTGAGTTTACTGTAATAGTAATATCTGATGCACCAGCTACGTAACCACTAATTGAAGAAACATTTAAGGAAGCATTATTAGTATTAGCTGAAAAAGTGTATGAGATTGAAGCTCTATTTGATTTTCCATAAAAGTTAGACAATGCAATTTGTCCAGAAGGAACTCCAGCTAAAGTGCGGTATGACGCTTGATTAATGTTTGCACTTGTTGTTCCTGCCTGACCAAGTTCTACGTTAATAGCGTTAAACGAAATTGCGCCTGATGCTGGTAATGTCATTTTTAAACTCCGTTATTTTAATTTTTCTTCAAGTATTTCTATTTTATTATTTAACTCTTTAATAGCTTCAATTAATAAAGGCACAAGTTTTTCATATCTAACAGTTAAATATTGTTCATCAATAGGTGCAGGTGCAACTACTTCAGGCATAATTGCTTGGACTTGTTGTGCAGAAACGCCTACTTCTCTTATTGGTTTATAACCCAAATCTTGTGCAGTTTGATTTGCTTCATAATAAAAACCATTTAAGGTGTTTACTTTATCTAAAGCATTTTTAATATTGCCAAAATTTGTTTTTAAACGATCATCAGAATAATATGCTGTTACGTTATTAGTTGCTCTAATTTCTCCAGCAGTTCCAGAACCAGCAGTGCCAACACCTAAACTATTCATTTGAAAGTTGTTTGCGGTATTTGTTGCATTAGCTGTAGTTGCTGTAGTTGCTGTAGTTGCTGTTGTAGCTGTAGCAGCATTACCTGTACAAGAACCTGATGAGCCATCAATATTGACACCTGTTAACGATTGCGTAGCACTTGCCCTATTAACTGCAATACTTGTTGTACCTAGATTAAAAGAGGATGTAGTATAAAAGCCATTAGTTACCGTAGCCGCATTACCAGTACATGAAGCAGATGAACCTGTTGTGTTTTGATTGAGCGTTGGAAATGTACAGTTAGTTAAAGTGCCGCTTGATGGTGTACCAAGTGCGCCCCCACTGACTAAATTCCCGCTTGCAGTGCCAGTCAAAGCTGCAGTAATAGTTCCTGCACTAAAATTACCTGATGCATCTCTAGCAACAATAGTGCTTGCTGTATTTGCATTTGTTGCGTTAGATGTAACTGTAAATGTAGCTGCGGTAGATTGATTTGCAGTAAATGTTTGTGAACCAGATAACCCTGTTCCTGATACTGCTAATGTTAATGTGCCATTATTTACATTACTTGCAGTCGTAGCTGTAGCAGCATTACCTGTACATGAACCAGAAGAACCTGTTGTGTTTTGATTTAGCGTAGGTATATCAGCAGCAACAATAGCTCTAAATGTAGCAGTACCAGCCGCTCCATTAGGTGCAGCATAAAAATAATTAGCTATTTGAGAGCCAGATAAACCAGCAGCAGTTCCTGTTGTATTTTGGTTTAAAGTAGGAAATGTACAATTAGTTAATGTTCCACTTGCTGGAGTACCTAATGCACCGCCTTGAACAACAATAGTTGAACTAGCATCTGGTAATGTAAATGTTCTTTCGGTAGTTGTTGGTCCAGTAAATTTAGTAAATCCATTACCAGTACCACCATAAGTGGATGAAATAATGTTTGTTACATCTGCTGAACCATTAAATGAGCCACCATGAATTGATCTTGCTGTTGTTAATGTTGCAGCAGAACCTGTTGTATTTTGGTTTAAAGTAGGAAATGTACAATTAGTTAATGTTCCACTTGCTGGAGTACCTAATGCAGGTGTAACTAAAGTAGGTGATGTAGATAATACAACATTACCACTACCTGTAGTACTATAAGAAGTACCCCATGCACTACCTGTAGAATTTACAATACCTGCACCTGGGTAAGTAAATGTGCTTGGTGCAGCAAATTGAATAAAAGTAATACCAGTTGTTCCTACTGTAATAGGTAATACTGTTTGTTGTACCCAAGATGTATTAGCATTAACTGTACCTAATAATACTAATAAAAAGTCACCAGCATCAATTTGATCGGTACCTGTTCCTGAGCTATCAAAGTCAGTAGCACGAGTTAATACCCATGCAGTAGATCCTGAACCTACATTGGTAACTGTATATACACCATTTTGAGAACTTGTAGATTGATTTTTAACTAATATACGTTGACCTACAGTTGGAGAAGCACTATCAATAGATAATGTTGCAAACGTAGTTGTTTTAGTTAATGTGGCACCTACTCCTGATGTGCCATTGTTATAAGATACAGTACCTAAATCTGCAGTAGTTGCATAATTACATGCTGCATGAAAGTTAACACCTACCGCAAGGGAGTCTACATACAGCTTATTAGTAATATCAGTATCTGCTGAAGGTGCTGTAGTAATGGAACCTGTTGTTAAAGCAACTGAGGTAATGTCTGTATTTGTACCTGATTTAGCAGCATTTAAATTAGTTCTTGAGGTAGTTACATTACCAACATCTGATAAGTTGTTAGATGAAAGTAATACACCTGCAGCAGACACATATGCTGTTAACCATGCAGAACCTGAGTATACTCTCATTTCATTGCTAACTGTATTAAAATACAATGCGCCTGTTAATAAAGCATTACCATCATTATCTAATGTAGGGTTTGAAGATTTAGCTCCAAGGTATCTGTCATCAAAAGAATCATAAGATGCTGCTGCAGATATTGCAGAAGCATTAGCACTACTAGCTGAAGTAGAAGCACTAGATGCGCTAGATGCTGCATCACTTGCTTGGGTAGTAGCTATCCCTGCTTGAGTTGTAGCTGTTGTTGCACTAGTAGCCGAATTGTTTGCTTGAGTAGTAGCTATCCCCGCTTGGGTAGTTGCAGTTGATGCACTAGTAGAAGCAGATGATGCACTAGATGCTGAATTTGTTGCTGATGTAGCAGCAGATGTAGCTGAACCACTTGCAGATGTAGCACTATTAGCAGCATTGGTTGCACTAGTTGAAGCAGCAGACGCACTAGAAGCAGCATTAGTAGCTGATGTTCCTGCAGATGTAGCAGAGCTACTTGCGCTTGTAGCACTAGTAGAGGCGTTAGATGCTTGTGTAGTAGCTATACCAGCCTGAGTTGTAGCAGTTGATGCACTAGTTGAAGCAGCAGACGCACTAGAAGCAGCATTAGAGGCTTGAGTAGTAGCTATACCCGCTTGAGTTGTAGCTGTTGTTGCTGACCCAGAAGCACTTGTAGCACTATTAGCGGCATTAGTTGCTGATGTAGATGCTTCACTTGCTTTTGTAGTAGCCGTTGTTGCTGATGTACTTGCTGATGTAGCAGAATTAGATGCACTAGTAGCACTAGTAGAAGCACTGCTTGCGGATGTTGCAGCATTAGTTGCACTTGTAGATGCTCCACTAGCAGAAGTTGCGGCATTAGTTGCACTAGTAGAAGCAGATGATGCACTAGCTGCTGCCTCAGTAGCTTTGGTTACTGCAATATTTGCTTGAGTATTAGCATTTGTTGCTGAAGTTGCAGCAGAAATTGCTGCTGAACCAGCATTTGATGAACTTGCTGAAGCGCTATTTGCAGAAATACCCGCAGATACTGCTGAATTATACGAGCTAGTTGCAGAAGTTGCAGCAGCAGTAGCACTTACTGCTGCCGCAGCAGCACTTGCAGCAGCATCATTAGCATCTTCAGCAGCAATATTGCTGTATTGTACTGCAGTTACAATATCAAGATTATCATATTCACCACCAGCAGAGACACTTCCCGTCATGCCTGGAGCTTGCTGATAACCTGATGTATTTGTAGGTGCGTCAGAGGAAACAGTATTAACTGTTTGTTGAGCACTAGTCTGTGCTAAGTCTCCGTACTCACCACCAGCAGCCATACCTGCGGTAACCCCAGCTGTTTGTTGGTATCCCATTTGGTGTCTCCTTAAATTAATCCGTTAGTATTAAAGTTAACTTGTACGTTACCACCAGATGCTCTACGCCATTTTTCTTCTTTGTTAAGTGAGAATACATTTTCATTAAATCGTTTTTCGTAACGTTGTTCCATTGCCTGGTCAAACATGTATGCGCCTAAATTGTATAAAGCACCCCATACAACTAATCTTTCATTATTATCTCTTAACCAATTAGATACTTCTTTACCAATATAATATTTAGTTGTTACTGTAGCATTATAAGCAGCAGCCTCTGCATATGTTGCAAAGCATTTTGTAACAGAAGATGCGGTAGAAAAGTATAGTGGTGTATCTGTATTTACACCTGTTAAAGTTAAATATGGTTGATCAGCATCTGATAAACTAATTAAATAATTAATAGGTACAACGCTATATAAAGCATTTAATGCAGGTAATCTGCGATAGTAATGGATTTCTACTTCGGCACCTACAGCTAATTGGGGATGAATAAATATTTTGTTATCCTGCCACATCCAGTTATATACTGAATATTTTTCTGAATATAAATCAAAGAAAGTTCTACTATCTGTTACTTCATTAAATACTTTACTTACATTAGATGGATAGGTAGAATATGATGTACCAATATTATCTTGTGCTAAAGTTCTAACATAAACAAACTGAGTTAAATCTTCAGGAATAGCAAAAGAAGTATAAGCATTACCATAAGGCATACCTAAACTATTTTCTCCTGAATTGTCTGTACTTGCAACTGTGTAAACAACAGTAGCTTCTAATGGAGGAATACGTAATTGTCTGTAGCATTCGTCAGCAGAATAGGTTAAACAATCCTGAATGACGCTGTCGGGTATAGTTGCTACTTCGGGTTTATTACTCCAGTCTCTTACTTTAGCGACTAAAGCGTCAAATCTAGGTGTTGCCATTTAAATTCCTTATAAAGCTTTTACATTACTCGTTTTTAGTAATGGATAATCCGATTCAATAACTTGTTTTAATTTTCTTAGGTTAGTTGGATCCTGCATAAAGTCAGGAGCATGTACATCTAACCCATGTTTAGTTAACATATCAATAGCAACAATATCAGGGATAATAGCAAATGATCTATATGTTCTGCCATTACGGGAAATAGAATCTAACTCTCGTTGTTGAGAAGCATAGTCTTTATAGTCCTGAACATTTTGTTCTAATTGAAAATTCTTTTCGTCTGTTTTAACAACAAAGCTTTTAGCATTGTTTTCTTGTGATAAAAATCCCATGTGTCCTCTTAATTAGTTTTTTAATGCTGCAGAAAATGATCCATCAACAGTAAAACAACCGTATTCATAAAGAATACCACCAGATGCATACGCACTTACTGCGGTTACTACTAAAGCACCAGCTGTGCTATTAGCGCCATCATAATACTTAACTTGGCTAATACGACCACGAACTACGTTAGGTGCTCTATAGTCTGAACCAGCATCTAGGCTGTCAGCAGTAGTTGCAATATTAACAACATAGTTATCAGGGATGTATTGGCGAGTACCATCTGTCGCTGTAATTCTTAGAAATTCCATTTGTGTTCCTTATAATAAAAAAGGAGGAAGATTTCTCTCCCTCCTTGTTTAGGTTATGTAACGATTAAGCGCCAGATAAACCGAAAATCATACCGCAACCCTTAGGATTACGACACTCTAGTGTACCTTCTTCAACGATTTGACCGATGATAGAGTCACCTAATTGACCTAAGTCAACTTCTTGTAAAGGACGTAAAGAAGCATAGCTGAACCACATTGGATCATATAAGAATGCAGTGAAGTTAGCTGTGTCGTTTAGACCAGAAACAGAAGTGTTAGAGATACCCATAACGTAGTTGGGAACAACCATGATGTCACCGAAGTCAGACATGTAGATCTCAACTGACTGACGGAGTTTACCGTCTTGGTCAATGTTACGGCGAACGTTACCGTCACCAGCATTGCTTGAGCTAGAACCAGCAGACTGTGCCTTAGCAGAGAATACACGGCGGTTAGCAGGAGACAACATTAGTTTAGTAGCTTTACCACCGTTTTCGTAGATAGCTTGCATAACAGTGTCAACATGTGACAAAGCTAAGCTG